CCATCATCATTTCTGAGGATGGCTGCGTGCGCATATTCTGCTCGACCATCTGCACCAGCTTGCTGCTAGACTGTGCTGATGGTGGCAGCTTGCTTGGATCAGCACCCACGGTGGTCATATCCTCCAGGACCTTTACTGAGGATGGGCTGCCTGCTCCTCTGTCCCTGAACCATTTGGCAAAACCACGCACAGGCAGCTTTGTGGCCCCTGAGAGGACCCTTAAACCTATTTCAGGGGCAGCACCATACATTGCCTCCTCTGCGGTTGACCGGCCTACAAGAGGCTCCCCTTCGCTGCCACCGCCCTGTGCCTCCAGAAACTGCTGTCCAATGCCCCTAGAAAACACATCACCAGCAGCGGCACCAGCAGCACCGAAAGGGATAGCACTAAACCCGCCTCCCCCCAGGCCGGCCAGGCCAGCACCCATACCACCGAAAATCGGTGGCAAATCGCCCAGGATGTCTGCCAGGTCAGCCCATTCAAATTCTTCAGGGTCCAGAAGGCGCAGCTTGCCGTCAGGGCTTCTGACAGCCAGTTCTCCACCTTCTATAGTCTCTGCCGTATACCCTTTGGCCAAGACTGCCTGCAACATTTGCATCCGTCCTTCAGGCGTGCGTGGAAAAGACACCATAGCACGTTGAAGGATGTCAGCCCCTGCGCCAGGTTCAATGTCTGGAGTAGTTGTCGTAGCACTAATCCTGGCGTTAACTCTAGATGCTATGGTCTCTAAGGATTCCTTATCATCTGCCATTATTTTCCCTTTTGCTTTTTGCCTGGCTCCCACTTCTGAGTACTTGGGTTGAAATTGTACCCACCCTTGATCAAATCGTATTCATCCCCACTCATCATATGCTTGGGGAATATATCCTTGGCCATTCCCCCCTGCACTGCCAGCCGTTCATATTCAGTAATCACCCTCTCCTGTGCACCGATCCTCTTCCTAAAGAGGATGTGTGCACGTGTAACAAAGTTAGCACGTTGCGCCGCTGTTAGCCTCTGGCCTGTTGCCATTCCTTTGAGTCGCGCTATTGCCCTTTGCCACAAAGCGGCTGTTGCTTCAGCGACAGCAAACTCTGACTCACGCACCACAGAGCCTGGGTCCTGGATTTTCATAAAGTTGAAGATCAGAGCCAAGTCACCAGCACCACCTGTCTCATCGATATCTTCTACAGACCCCAGGACTCTTGAAAAGGCATCGCGTGCTACGATAAATGCTTTTGACTGGCTAAGATATTCTTTTCTCAGTTTTGCACTGTCAGTGCCAGCAGCCCTGCGCCTCTTTTCTGTCAACACGTCTCTGTCATGGTCACGCTTTGCGATAATGCTATCCACCAGAATATCATCCTGTATTTTAGAAGCCTGGTCTATAGCCACGTCATGTAAACCTGCGGCCATATTGCTTCTAATGTTTTTATAGATGTCCTGCTGTCTGTCCCATATAACTTTATCGCCTTGCCTCCTGAAGGTAGCTGTCTTCATGGCATCTTCTTCAGCCACTCGCATTCGTTCCTCCAGCAGGGCCTGGCCCTCTGCAGCCCTGCCAGGGATTATGCTCCTGATTATTTCATCAGGTATGCCGGCAGGGTCACGAGGTGTAAACGTGCTGCCTTGCGGGAACTCTGCGGTAGGACCCTGCTGTATAGGCGTAGCACTGCCCCTGTCCATGCCCATGCCATATTGTGCTTGGAAATCTGCATAGGGCAGGCCCTTCATGTACTTCTGCTGGCCTGTGGTCACAGTCGCATCAGCCGCATCCTCTGATAGGCCGGCCTCACGTGCAGCCTCACGTGCCCCTATCCAGTCATTGGCAGCAATGCGCCTGGACACCTCTTCCCTGGCAATCGCCTTCTGCTGTGCCCTGGTTTTGCGCTCTGCATCCCATCCACGCAAAACGGTGTTGGCGATATTGCCAGGTGCTGGCTGTAGGCCCTGCAGCAAACCTTCAAGAAATCCCATTTATCCTGTCCCCTTCCCACTGTTATCTCTTCCTGCCCAGTATCCTCCAGCCATTTGTCCACCTGCGCCTATGAGGCTGCCCAGGAGGCTCCCAAACAACTCCCCTGCTCCAGGTCCAGGTGGCCGCTGTGCGGGCATCTGTAGCTGCCCTACGGTCCCTGGGGCCACGTTGACACCGCTCAGTGCTGACAGCAACATTGACAAAGGATTCTGCACGTTGCCCATCCTCATCTGGTTTATGTTTTCTGGTGTCATTAATAACTGCAACATATTCGTATAAATCCTCTGCTGCGAATCCTCCTGCCTACCCTTGCGATCCAACGCTCCAGCACGTCTCTGTAGATCCATCCCTTCTGCCTGCTCAATAGCCTGTCCTGCCGCCCCTACCTTGTCCAGACCCAACTCTGTTCCCGCCACATTCTGCTGGAACAAGTTGCCCAGAATGTTTGCTACCAGTTCCAGGTTTTCGCGTTTCTCGCCACCGTATTTCAAACCTGTATCCCTGTCGAAGCCTGCCCCTGCCATATCCTGGCCAAACAACAGATTCATGATATTTGCGGCGGTGGACGCATCGTCCCGCCGCTCTCCACCCATGACCGTCTCAAATCGCAGACGCGCATCGGCTGTAGCCCTGGCTTTGGCATCGGCCAGCCTGTTGCGTGACTCATCGGCCTGGGTGCTGTTGAGCATACCTCTTGCAGCCAGACTGCTCTCCAATCGCCTCGATTCCTCTGAGAAATGCTCCTCGATGTCCATCAGGTATGGGTTCTCCCACTCGTCGTAGGCCCTGCCCGTGAGCGCATCGGCAGCAGTTTTGTCGATAGTGGGGTCAGGAGCAGTTGCTCCCCATACAGAATCCGGTACCGTCAGTGCCGCTGCAGCGGCGGCAGGGTCAGCGAGATTGGCCGTGGGCAGGTTTGTGCCCTGTATGAGTTTCATCAGCCAGTCCATCCACTCCTGTGCTGGCTGACCGCCCTCGTAAAATTCATCTGCTCCGTAATCGGGACTCTCCCCTGGCCCTGGCAGATCGTATGGCTCGACCAGGTTTTTTCTGGCCAAATTGTATAGGTCTTGTATGTTGCCAAACGCCCCAGGAATCTGTCCCTCTGCCAACGCCTGCGAGGGCATATTGGCCAGACCCAATATGGACTGCACGATGTTGTTTCGCTCCTCAGGCGTGCCAGCCGATGACAGTTTCTGAAACAGGGTGCCCATCAGACTCGCATATAGTCCCTGTGGCTGACCCAGATCAAGATTGTCACTGCCCCACCAGGACGCATACTGTGGATTGACAATGTTTGGTGGTGGCTGTTGGCTGGCGAAATTTCCCATGTCACGGTTGTACGCTACCCAATCGGAAAAGTTTGCAAACGGCTCACCCGTAGAAGGATTATATCCTGCATAGGCTCCTGGTGGCGGTGGCGTAGTTCCCAAAGCTAACTTGCCACCAGGGGTGGGGCCTACGCCACCTATCACGCCCAGTCTGACATCCGTTTCATAAGCATCGCGATCCCCATAGTAAGGTGCATCATCCCAGGGCTGACCACCTGCAAAGTCAGGAGGGTGGCCACTGCCTGTATCACCTGGCGGTCCAGGTTCTCTGGGTCCACCGCCCAGAGAAAGGCGTGGGTCTGTATCAGTGACATTAGTAGAGTCACCGTTAGTATTATCAGCAGATGATTCGGGTTCCGCGATCCCTGTAAACGCATCGCTTGCAACCGTAGGTGGCGGGGTGCCACCAAATGGCGTGACGCGCTTTGAGCCTGTCGTAGGATAGGACACCGTACCCGTGATAGCAGTCTGCCCTGTGCCTGCAAGAGGCAACGTGCCATCATCTCCAGTAGGTGGCGGTGGCGTTGTCTGGGCACCAGTTTCCAGCTGCCCTGTAGGCCCTGCGAATCCAGCAGGGACTTTATATGGGTCTTCGTCTGTGCCCCCCAGCGTAGGTGGCCCTGTCGGTGGCGTATAGGTATACGTAGGCCCACTAGGTGGCTGTTGTCCATCGCCTCCTGGTGGCCCTCCTGGCCCTCCTGGTCCTCCTGGTCCTCCTGGTGGCTGTCCTCCTGGTGGCTGTCCTCCTGGTGGCTGTCCTCCTGGTGGCTGTCCTCCTGGTGGCTGTCCTCCTGGTGGCTGTCCTCCTGGTGGCTGTTGCCCAACAACGGGCACACCATCACCTAACAAATCCCCTCCAGCACCATACGTTCGACCATCAGGACCCGCATACTCCATGCGCATTGTGGTAGGATTCCACACACCCGCCGCTGGCCCACCTGCCGATGATCCCGTAGTCGAAAATACTGCGCCTGGCGTTGGGACAGGCTGCGTTGTAGCGGCGCGGATACTTTGCGTATACCCTGCAGGGTCAGCCAGGAAGCCGGCCATAAAATCATCCTGGCCACCGTGACTCAAAGCGTAGTTGTACCGCTCCGACATAAATTCGCGGTCCGCTGGTGACAACGACTGCATGGCCTGTGTCACCGTTCCCATGCCTCCCATAGTCCCACCTATCGGAGGATCAGGTGTAGGGCCTGGTGGTGGCTGTGAAACCCCACCTGGCGGTGGCTGAACCCCACCTGGTGGCTCCGTAACAGTAGGTGCAGGCGTAACCGTCATACCAAACAGGTCAGGATTAGCCTTGAAAAATGCTACAGGGTCATTACGCATCTCAAGCATCTGCGATTTGGAAATGGCCCCTTCTGTTGGTCCCGAAAACCATGCATCTTTGGCACCTGGTACAGCACGCTCTAAAACGTCCAGTGCGCTCTCCTGCGCCCTGTTGAAATCACCCGTGACTACACCCCCCAGAGTGGGGTTGTCGGCCAGCGTATCTGCCAGGCTCACTGATGGTGGCGGTGGCGGTTGTTCCACTGGTGGCTGCTGCACCACCGGAGGTGGTGGTTGTGCTGCTGTTGCTGCCATCGCATCTGCGTCTGCCGATTTTCCATGACCACGCAGCCACTCATCCAAGTTCGCCTGGCCACTGACCAAATTGTCCAGGCCACCAGTGGTTATCTGACCTGAAGCAAGAGCATCACGTAGGGCTACCTGTACGCCCTGTGGCAAATGGCTCATGTCAGGTAGAGTGGGCGCAGGAGGTGGTGGTGGTTGTGCAGCCGTTGCTGCCATTGCATCTGCATCTGCCGATTTTCCATGACCACGCAGCCACTGATCCAGGTTGGCTTGGCCACTGACCAAATTGTCTAGACCGCCGGCGGTGATCTGACCTGAAGCAAGAGCATCACGCAAAGCTACCTGTACACCCTGTGGCAAATGGCTCATGTCAGGCAGGGTGGGCGCAGGAGGTGGTGGTGGTGGTGTCACAGGTGCCTGGGTAGCCTGATGAGGTGACCTCTGTGGTGTTGCACCAAATCCTTTCGATGCCAGCCACGCACCCTTGTCTACAGTGCCAGACAACAGATTGGCTAGGCCACCCTCATCGAGTTGCTCTTGCATTACCATGTCCTGCATAAAAAGCTGCTCTGCAAATGGCAGGTTGTTGAATCCCGGTACATCTCGCAAAGCCATAGTCCCTCTCCTTATGAGCCTACCCTTGTCCACGGCTCACGTTTGCCGCCGTGGTATTCACGGGCATGTCCCTGTTTTACCATCAGGGCATTGATATGCGCCTTTGTTCCTTTTGTCACGGCATATACATCCGCAAGAACGCGACCATATTTTCCGGTGCCGTGACTCAAAAATTCTATGCTGTCAGATTCTGCAAGCGTCTCTGCAAGAAATTTCTTTGCAGCCAAACCCAAGGATTTTTCCTCCAAATTCCGTGTGCGACTCTCAGGGGTATTGATACCCATCAGTCTCAACCGGCATTCGATTTTGACCTGGAATCCAAGATCTACGAGCACGTCAATTGTATCGCCGTCCACGATGGGATTTCGACGCTCATTATTTTTTTTCCCCATGCGGCCTAACAGGGTGCACTTGTAATAATACAACTCAGCCATCTAATAACTCGAAATGTGGGAGATCGTCAAAATGATTGGCAGTGCGCCCGTCACCATCCCAGTTACCGCCCCACCGTAACCTTATGCCGTGCGATGCGGCCACGCCGAAAACAAAGCCGGCCATATAGGTGAAAGCTTCCCTGTCGTTCCAGTCAACGGGCCACGGTATGATGTCCACAGCGCGGCTTGGACTGACATTGTGTTTGGAGTTGGGGAACAGGACGTGAGACTTCCCCGCCCTGAACAGTTCGTTCTGGACGGACTCCTCGCGATGCCCACAGATCACAGAGATGTCGTATTCCTTCACGACATCGTGAAGGATTATTTGCAGCCGCTCGTCGCACTCCGACAGCTTCCTCAGCGATGTGGTTCCAAACGCTGGCACTACGACCTCCCGAATATATTATCTACCTCAGAATATACCCACGTCACCAGCATCGTAAGTACTGCGATAAACTCAGTAGACGAAAGCAACGGTGACCACTCTTTGGAGAATGAGGTCGATACTCCCAGCAGGCTGTACCACGGGATGTATCCGCAAATTACAATCGTCGTAGCTGCCGCAGCAGAGTGGCTTTTGGTGCGAACCACAGGGCTTTTTACAGGACCGTTTATTTTTTTGTGTCGTGTACGGCTACGCGCATCTTCCCGGATTTGATCTCGCAGCTTTTGGACGAGGCTCTCCTGCTCTTCGAACGCCTCGACCAGCTTTTGTTTGCTCCACTTCGATGGGGGGATCGCTCCCATCCCGTGTTTGCCACCTGAGATAGCCATCGGGAATCTCTCACTTTTTATTCCCTCCAGCCCTCTTCCGGGCCTTCCACAGGCTCTTTGGAACGTACCGCCAGCCTCCTGTAAAAACCAACCTCATAGCCTCCAGATCACTGACCCGTCTGATTTCACCCAACTCATTCTGGACACATTTCATTTCGTCTTCGCGTAATCTTTGAGCGCACCAGAGGCAATCTCAGTAACTTTTTCCACCGACCTCCCTGCTACGTATCCACCTAATCCGATTTTTATCAGCGACATCAATTCCACCTCTACCGCCTCTGGGACAGCAACGGTCAGCCCAAACCAGCGCATCATCACAATAGCGACAAACGTGAGCATTGTGAGTGGCCGCCAATTTCTCTGTATCCAGCTTTTGCCCTGCGCCTCTGCCGTGATAATCGAAGTCTGTGCATCGTTGAGGGATTTCTGGTAATCCAATACATCAGACATCACAGACCCCTGAAGTTCCGCAAAGGCGTTTTTCAGGGTGAGCCTCTCCTCGTCAGAGGTATGGAGGCCATCAACGATGCCACCAGCAGTCTTAAACAGCGAAGTGATTCCACCCAGTCCGATCATCCAGCCGCCTTTTTGACTTTATCTACGTCTCTGTTGATGCGCTTCAGGAGCTTCGCGCCGCCTCCAGCCATCGCACTGCCACCGATCAGATAATCCACGTAACTTCCTACCTGTAACGCAGACACATTTCCGCTGATCGCTTCGATCAATTGCACATCGAAGACAACGCAGATCGTAATGCCGATGCCCAGCATGACCTCGTCATACAAGCCCTCGTTTTCAAGTGCGCCTTTGACATTTTCTACAGCAAAGGTTACTACGCTTGAAATCAGGGTAAAGGTCAAAATCGTCTCTACGGCAGCTTCCATGCCCATGTCACTCGTCTCCCTTCGCAGCCTTGCCGTCAACCGCTGCTGGCTCTGGCACCTCTTCCACAGGAGGAGGATCAAGCTTCGAGATAAGGTACGCCTCCACGCCCTGAAGCCGTGCAAGGTTCTGCTGCATCAAATCCACCTTTGTCAACTCCTGTTCGATATTTCTAATCTGCGTCTGCGCGTTCTCCAAATCCCTCTGCATTTCATCTTCCATCTCGCTACCTCCAGTATGTTAGACCTTCTTGCCTTCAACGATAGCTTTATCCTTCGGATTTGGCTTTCTGTGCCGCTACAAATGTATCCTGATCGTCCGCATCTGCCGCATACCACGTATCACGCTTGTTCTGTTCGATCACGTTCCGCGCTGCAGACTTCAGGACCGATGTAGCATGTGCGTCAATGTCCCCCGTATTCTCGTCGAGCGCATCATACTCTGCCTGTGTCAGTGTTGCTGTTACGTTTGGCATTGTTGTCTCCTATCATCCGTTAATAAACATCAGGCTCACCTGAATCGTTAATCCTGTTCTGTTTTCGCAATACAAGCCATCAGTATGTGCCGAAAAAGTGATTCTGTTATCTGTCCCCGTTGATCCCGTCAGTTCGCCCGTAGTCACCTCTGTGGTTTCTGAACCGCCACTTGAAATCAAAACTATAGTCGGTGGGAGGGCCGGATTGGAGTGTGACCAATATGAAAAAAAGCCCGCTGCAACTGTTGCGCCATTCGCATTGTTTATGACGGAGTATATACAACTGCCCCATGTGTTACCATTGATAATTCTTGCAGTCCCATTTCCAAATGATGTCTCGCTGCCCCAATTTAGGTAAGACGTATAGTCCTGATAGCTATTCCATCCTTTGAGCATATGCTCTGGATTATCCTGTTTTATCTCCAGAACAGCCTGATCGTCCGAGGCATGGTCCTGATGAAAGTAAACCATGCTGCTATCGGTAGATGACGATGTCAGGTTGCGATAGACCTTGAGTGCGTTGCCTGTAGTGTGGTTGTCTCCCTGCTGAACTTCCAACGTCGCCGATGGTGCAGTAGTGTCTTTACCGATGCCCCACCGTGCAGTGGCAATCACAGTAGCGGCTGTTACAAAAGTTATGTCGTTCCCCGCTGTGCCTGAAGCGGCAACAGACCATGTGTGCGTTCCGTTGTAAAGAGAATACTTTGCGGCTTCATCTGTGGATATGTATTCCCACGAACTGTCAGTGTCGTAGTTGGCGTTGAGGGCAAAGTCCATCTGGTTCGCTGCCCCGGCAGACGTCTGTGACGATATTACGCCATTCCCACCTATCTGCAATGCACTCCATGAAGAGTGCCACGTAGCAGGTGTAACGCCTATTCCCACGTTGCTTGCGCCTGACACGATAAGGTCACCGCTGCCTACCGCTGCTGGGGCAATAGTCAAATCGGTTCCATCATACGAAATCGTAGCGTCCTCTCCCGTACCAAATTTGATCGCCTTGCTGTCCAGCAGATGCAACTCCTCGCTGATATACACATTTTTTGCAACGCCTAAACCACCGTCCGTATGCACGGAGCCTGAAATGCCAGAGGTGGAGTCTGTCGCATCGTCAATAGACAATACGCCCGATCCTGTGATGGTCCCGGTAACGCCCAGATTCCCGCTGGCGAGGGTGCCACTGACCACAGCATTGTTGGTGACTACGGTGTTCCCAGTTGCTGTCAACGTGAGGAGGTTACTACTGGCAATTGTCAGATCGGTTCCATCGCCCTCGATCTTTTCTCCGTCATCACCGAAAGTCAAACCGATATCGGCAGGAATGTTCACGTCACCAACTGCCGTCAGTGTAATATCGCCTGCGCTTTGAATATTGCATACCTGAGCAAAGTACAGCTGTGTCGTTGTCCCATCCCACGCCAACCGCATACGCTCCGCAGCAGTCTCGCTCTCAGCCACAGCAAATACCAGGTCAGTGTCGTTGAGGTCTGCGGCGAATGTGTCATCAGCCTCTGCCCAGATAGACGCACCGACAAGTACCGCGTCAGTGCCATCCGACTCCAGTGGTGCCTGAAAATCTATGCGACCGAGGATGTCACCGTCTTCGACTGTGAGTTCTCCCGTTGTAAGTTTCAGCGTCCCTGCGCCAGCAGCCGTAGCCCCTCTTACGTCGAGGGTATCTGCCGACTCGTCGTACAGCAGGTAGGCTCCTGCCGAGTCTCCGTAGAATTTGACATCGTGTCCAGTCCCGTCCACGCCTACAGTCAGCGGTGTCGTAAACGTAGCAGCCACGCCACTGACGGTGAGCACCTCCGTATCTGCCGCATTTTTTATCACCCGAAAACTGAACTCACCGTCTTCGCTGGTGGCAGCATCATCCAAACACATCACATCGAGCGATGCGTATACTGTCTGGTTGTCACTTGCGTCAGGCATTTTAAAATCTATCCCGACACCACTGGAATTATCTGTCATCTGATTGCCGTCAGCAGGGTCCCATTCGATAATCAGATTGGATTGTACAGCCCCCGTGGCATTGTCCACATCCAGTAGACGCAGTGACGCATAGTCTATGGCAGCAGCACTGCCCAACGTAATGTCTGTGGTGCCATCCAGGATGTCTGCCAGGGCATTTGGATTAGCGTCTACCTCTGTGCCGTTGATCGCGTCATTGGTGTTGTCCTTGACGCTGTTGTCGGTCATACTGTTGCGTATGGGTGTAGCCATGTATGTCTCCTATGCCACAGTCCTATCGGACCTGAGTGCCGATGCTATTACGTTACCCTTATACCTAAACCATTTACTACTCTCCACCAGGACCTGCATACCCGTGCCACGTGCCAGCACATCGGGCCTGACACGCTCTCCTGCGTTGCCCGTGCCTCCCCATAGTGCTACACCCCACTGGCCTATACCCCAACCGGACGATCCTACAATTGTCAGGTCTGCCAGGTTAGCCTCTGGAGGTGATGCCATATCGCCCTGGCGCAGGAGGATCTGTTTCACAAAAACAGAGTAGTCACCCTCTTTGTCCACCTGGACAAAACTCCAGCCATAGCGTTTCATAATTTCCGGTGCATTGAGCGTGTAGAATTTTGTTTGTATGCGTGACAGGAACACGGCATCGTCCCACTTGGTAGATGTGGGAACGAACATCTGGTAGACACGCCCATTGTCATCACCCACGTAGTGGTAGTAGTTGACATTCGATTCGTTGAAGACAACTCCTGCCGTCAGACCTACCTGGTTCGTTTGCGTCCACCGCGCCCTTTTCTGGGCCGTGTTGGCGATGAGTCCAACAGACGGCACAACTTTGTTGCTCGTAGGGAACTGTACCATATACTCCAGGCGATCTGTGTTAAACATCCCCCACGATTTGTCCAGGTGCGTCGAGTTTTTGTTATCGATAATTGGCTTCACCCATCGGGAAAAAGAGTCATCGATGAAGAAGCCGGCAGACGTGCTCGATGCCGTGATAGCCTCGACACCGTGGTCAGACATGAAAAACAATTTGCTGCCCGACTGGCTGAGAGTGTGGTGAGACACGCAGCCTATGCGCGAGGAAACATTTCGTACATTTATATCGGAGAATGTAGACGTGGGTGATATGCGATAAATAGAACTGCGCTTGAAAATGAACAGGTTGTTGCTAAATGCCGCAGCACCCGTGATGTCACCGTCATAGCCCCTGTAGATAGCTATGTTGCCGCCACCATTGGCGGTAGTCCAGTCCTCGCAGTCATCGACAACAGAATAGTAAGCCGTATCATCATCGAACATCCACAGGCGGCCCTGCCACGCTACGGGAAACTTTCCGTTGCCTGGCGGTGAACCACCCAGGGTCACCCACCCATTGGACGTGTCATATTTTACAGGGTCATCGGCATCATCATCGTTGGCTACCACCAGCAGGTTTTTGGCGGTAGTAGCACCATAAAACATTGTGCCTGACCACCTCGTGGTAGACGTGTTACTGTTGCCAGATTTGCGTGCCCCTGTCCCTGCTGCGGCCCAGTCCGATGCACCCATCTCGTAAAACTTGCCGTCAGTAGCCGATGCCACCAATTTGTCACCGTTGTTCACATCCCAAAGGCCCGTTACAGCACCACCCATATCTGTGCTGCCCAGCCTGGTCGAACCGCGCATGGTTTCAGGGTTGTCCGACTCCCTGTTGTAGACCATGTTCAGCAGATCGTAAAAGGCGTGATTCGGGAACTCAGGGTCTACCGTACCCGTGACCCTGTATATCCCACCGCCTGTGTTATAGTGTCGCTCTTTCGACCAGGCCATTATACGGTATCAAATGCGATCTGTGACCGCACCTCCATATGTCTGCGTGAGCCGTAGTTGTTCCTGCGATATGTCTCAATGCTCATCTGATCATCGTCCCTGTGGGTCCTGGATTCCCTGGCCACCAGTTGGTACCGGCCCCGTTCATATCTCTCCCACCATTCTCCCGCCTGGCGCACGTCCTCGTCATAGAGACACGCACGCCACCGCATATGATGACACACCGTATCGTATGCGATGTCTGGAGCATCGCCGCCAAACAGGTTGGTGGCAAACGTAGTGTTGCTCGTAAATTTTGTGGTGTACCAGAAACCGATCAGGTAGGCATCCTGGGGGAACGGCCAAAAGACGATCTGCGTAGCGTCAGCAGTGTTAGGGTGGATCTCAGCGACATAGCTGGGCTTGCCCGATGTGTCCCTGTGTATGTCACCGCCAGATAGGTCTGTGAGCCTACGCATATCGACGATCTGTATGCGCTGTGCATTGCTGTTGGGCGCATCGCCATAGGACACGATCATGATCTCATCCAGGTTCGTAAATGCTGGCGCATACGTGTCCTGGAAAATCCTATAGCCGCCTGCCGTTGCGGTAGTGCCTACATACGCATCGTCCAATGTCAGGGTATGCGGAGATCCAGAGTTAGATACAGAGGCGATGCCATAGGAGGTCTTGTCGGCTGTAGACCTGAACCACATATTTGCCGTGGACGATGACCAGTTCGTAGCATTGTTACCGTCATCGTCCACGCTGGTCACCGTAGTACTGCCATTTGTTACAGCGGCCTTCCCTGCAGATATATCATTGGTAGTTGTCAGGAAATCCTGCTGGAGGCCCCATCTGTACCGAGAGGCTTCCAGAAGATCATGCACCGCCTCGTTGGCATCATCTATCAGGATATTCTGTAGTTGATTGTCGCTGTCAAATTCTGTGACATCAGGCTCACCCAGACTCCTCAGTGCCCTGTTGACGGCTGTACCTAAATCAATGGCCATCGTGACCTCGCGTTCAGGTGCATTTCTTTTTGATCGTATTTACGCCATACGTTTTCGCAACTTGTCTCGTGCAGCACTCATGATCTGCGACACCCTCGTGCCACTGACACCTATCCGTTTGCCGATGTCCTTCACAGGCAGTCCCTCGTAATAGAACCACTGTAGGACCTGGCGTTCTTTGTCTTCCAACGTGCCCAAGTCCTGCTTCATCTCCACGGTGTCGTAGGCATCGTCCAGCCTACCTGGCACCAGCACCAGTTCCTCTGTTGTATCATACCGTTTACGCATACCGTCAATGCAAGCCCCGTGGATACGCCGGTAGGCATATCCACGGAAACTGTCATTGCGCTGTGCGTCATATCTTCCTGCCGCTTCGCACAACCCCAGGCGTGCATCACCTACCAAGTCCTCCAGGGAGTCCCTGGGATGTTTTTTGTGTATGTGCCTCGCGATACAGTCAGCGTACAGGACATGGGATTCTGTGTCTATCATAGAGGTCAGTTAATGTGCGAACCATTCGATATACACATATACTGCATCTGCAGAAGCAGCACTATCAGTTGTCAGCACAATATCTCCAGTGCTCCCTGCTGCCGTTTTTGGCAGGCCACCGTCAGGCAGACCTGTAAAATCCAACGACAATACGCCGCTGTTTCCGACAGGCGCGAGAGCCACAAGTTGATTGTTAGTGCTACAATCAAATTCGACCAGCGCAGAAATACCCGTGGTGGACTCTATAATAAGCTTCTTGATCTTCAAGCCATTCGTATAGTTGTCGGCCCTGGCCGACAGGTCCACGAGCACCTCTGCGTCAAATTCTCCAGTACCTCCCCATACCCCAGACCAGATAGAGACACCATGATGCCCCACCTGCCGAGTGTATGTCGTAGGTGTAGGTGCAGCCATTTATGCCCCTTTCCTCGTTTTCTTCGCCTTCTTGGATTTCTTGGGTGGAGGTTTCACTCCGTGATCAGCCAACAATGCTGTCACCTCTTTTTCCGTGAACGCATCTTCAGGATATGTCTTTGACCAACGGTAAGTGACTTCTTTGGCCGTGCTGCCATGCTCGAGACACTGGTGCAGGATATAAACCTCTGCTTCTTTTGAGATCATCCCTCACCCCCTTACGATGCAGCCGTTGTCGGAAACTCTCTGGCTTTCTGGTCTACAGCGTCAGCTTCGAAGTTCCTTGTACACATGCAACTGCCAGGATCGAGCATAGACCCCAACGTGCCTTCACCCATATCATTGTCAGCGATCAAGCCCAGTGCAGCCGCAGAGAAAATGATGGCGGGACCAAAGGTGGAGATGTTTCCAGAAATAAAGCAGTCCGTGTGTGCCACACCAGAATTGATGGCACCCACATCCCAAGCATTGGTATCATTCATTCCTTGGAACAGGTTGTCTTTGACCACCAGCCTTGTCACGCCGGCAGCCTCAATCTCTATGGCTGCATCAGGACCATTAGCCGTGACGTAAAACCTGTTGCCCTCTACCAACAAATCATCGCCTGCATCAGGCACAGTGATCGTTTCCACATCGTTCGATCCACACTCAAATGTATTGTTGCGTATGGTCAGCCCAGCAGCACCAGCATCTATGCGTGATGTTGCCGCTGCGGTGCTGGCAGGGAAGTGGAGGTTTTCTATTGTCACGTTTGCTGCCGTCACAGCAATGCCGTCAACGGCACCATTCACGGTGATCGCTGACGGGTTAATTAAGGACCCGCCGGTAGCACCCGAAAGCGTCACGTCAGCCTTGCTCATCGTCAGTGCCGCTGTTATTGTCACATTACCTGGCAGTATCACTACCGTGTCACCACGCCCCGCTACCGTATCGTCCAGGGCATCCTGGATGGTGCTCTTGGGTTCTGTGGGCCTCTTGCCTGGGTAGGTGTCAGACGCTCCGTTGCCGCCAGGATATGCTACTGTACCCCCACCGACAAAAATTACCTGACCTCCAGGCTTTTCCAGATTGACCCATCGTCCAGCTACAAATGCGAGATTTGCCACTTACATCCTCCTTATGAAGTGGGGCTTTGGCTGCATCGGGCAGCTACTCACCCCCCCCTGTTGTTGCAGGCCATACACTGCTCCTGCCCGGTGTTTTACTTCGATCACGATCCTGGTGATCCAAACAGTCCCCTGGGGTCACCCCAAGAACTGCTGAAACGCTCTTTGCCCTTAAATTTGATGTCACCCGTGTCAAAATCGAAAATATGAGACGTGGTGAAAGGCTCCCGATCATAGATCGTAAGCTTGTGGTCACCCTTGTCAGCTAGGAGGAACCAAGCGTCTGAATCTGTGAGGTAATCCCACACCTGCAGTGTCAGTCCCGCATCGGAGATGGGGTTGACTGCGTTGGTGTCATCTTCAGGCTGGAGGCTGCTGTCGAGTATCCGCACTGCCTCATACTGCAGGTCTGGCGGCACGAGAAGGGTCTTGGGTTGGATCTGCATACGCCGGCCACCCCCGGTACGGAAATTGCGAAAATCTATATTCGCTTGCTCCAGAGATGTCCTGGAAAGATCGGCGGCTGTAGACAACTCATTCTTGTAACTGTCACCGTTCTCCCTTACGTGATCGGTGGCAAACAACTCCTTGCCATCAGCACCCGTGTAAGAAGAGTCGAAGCCATTATTGAAATGGTTGGCCGTGATACTCTCCCTGTTGGCTGCTGCCGCCCCACCCAACTCTGCGGGTGAGTCTTCCATCACGCCGTACAAATCGTCAGACCAGGCCTCCTCAGTTATTCTGATTCCCTTGGCGTATACGACATGCGTAAAGGTGGTCAGAAATCCTTCAATGGGTGACGTGTAGTTTACGGCCTCACCTTCAGCCTTGGTATCCAGCGTACCGATACCGCCGAAAGTCAAGATATGCTCTCTATACTGAGCACTGTCATATACGTTGAAAAGTTTGTCACACACCGGTTCCCGTTCTGCCCACGCCTGGTAGCAAATCATGTGTATGCCACGTGTGGTGGTGTCCTCAGGGAAATTTGATGTCATTGCAATTGCTGGCACTTGAAAATCACCTCCTCAAAGTTAGTTATACGGCGATCTGATCTTTCTTGATATGCTCTGCACACTCAACACGCAGTATGGCATTGGCACCAACGGCATTGTCCACGTTAGCCACTATATCGAGCAGAAGAAATCCTGCTGCCGTAGCCACA